CGCAACACCTTTAGCTAATGAAATGAACACCCTAGACGCTAACATTGATAATATGTTGGACAACGTAGAGGGTCTTGGTGATATTCCAAAGGAAATGGTAAGACAGTTTGTGCGTGGTGTTGCTCTATATGAATATATGTATCGTGGTGTTCAACCATCTCAGTTTAAATTGCCAACTATTTTTGCTGATCAAAGACCTGGCGGAGATATGTTCACAACAAAAAGTGGCGAAGTACATTTAACTAGAGCCAGCGGACTTGATTATAAGCCATTAAGTCAAAACCGTGTTACTGTTCGAGACGTTGATTTCGACACTCACAAAAAATCAGGGCAGGTTAAAAATGAAGCAATTGTTACTGCACAGCACAGTGAAAACGCCAGCTTTGAAGGCTCTCGTGGTAGAAGAATAACTGCACACGAACTGTTTCATTGGATGGAAAAAACGACAGGGCTTCCAAAAGTAACAGACTTTATGCGTCGTATGACTGCTTGGGCAGAAAATGTTTTGCCCGGTATTACATCTGGCAAGGGTGAAGGAACCGTTGAACGCTCTGAAGCATATGCGTATGCTGTAGAATATGCAAAATCTTTGAAGGGATTGCTTGGTTTGTCTGGTGATATGCGTAAATATATTGAATTGTTTAATGCTGTTTCTGTTGCTAATAAAGCTGCTTCGGCGTTTGAAGCGTATAATAAAGCGTTATCCGCTGAAATAAAAAAGAACGCAAAAACAATCGATGAATTGTTGGCTTCATATGGCGAAGATAATTTGCGTGATATTATAAAACAATACGCAAAAACTGGCGACCTTGGTCTGTTAACACAAGATGATTTAAAACGGTTATTTGAAGTTATGGAATCCGTTGTTGATGGTCAAACTGTTGATAAAATGAAGACGGCTTTTGGTGATAAGAACACGGCACAATCATTTATTGATAGGTACGAAGCAGAATATGATAAGTCACAACAAGAAGACACTAAACGTATAGAGCTTGCTAAAAATGTTGTAAAAGCAAAACAGCAAATACATTCAAATTCTATTGTAAAAACACAAACAGAATTACAAAAATATATTGCGGATGCTGCTATTGTTAATGGCGAAGCAACAGAAGAAAAACCCGTTACAGAAGAAAAAACAACAGAAGAAAAACCTGTTACAGAAGAAAAACAAACAGAAGAACAGAAGCAAGAAACCCCTCCGTATGTGCAATATACTGGCGAGAGACAACCATTGGCTCGTGCCAAAGAAGAGTCGAATTGGATTGAAAGATGGCTGGATGGTGAAAAGATTCCCGTTGATGTTTATAATAAATTGAACGAAAGATGGACAACAGAAGCAAAACAGGCTATTGGAATTTTGCCGGCTTCTGATACAAAGTATATTGTCAGACAAAACATGGCTAGCAATAAGCCTGCTGGCGTTATGACTGCTGTGTGGGCTCCTACCAGTGAAGAACTTGAAGCTATGGGGTTGCCAGCCGCCACACTTAAAATGTTGAACAGCGACCAGTTGGCTGCTGTAGGTCGTTGGCGTGCATTACAAGACGCAGATGCGGTTTATAGTATCGCAGACGACATCGATGACATTACTGGCGGTGGTAACGATAATGCGTTTATTGATATGCAAACATTAAAAGGCGAAGTAACTGATGATAATACATTAGAATTTATTGAAGAAGCAGAAGACATTATCAATTCTTTACAAAATTTTTCTGGCACATTAACTCACGCAGGTACAACGCTTAATCCAAATGATGCTGCGTACGAATTATCTTTGATTGAACGTGCAATAAGCTTGAAGACTTTTGATGAGTCTAATTTGAAAAACGAACAAGTTGGAGTTGCCGTAGCAATTAAAAAATTCATTGATGGGATAAATGTAGATTTGCTTAGTGAAAGATACGATTATTTATCAAAACAAGCAAAAACAAACACAATTGACCGGGATGGATTATTTTTGCCAAAAAAACAAGATTTCAAAAAAGACACATCTTATCCTTGGGGTGTATGGAACAAATATGGTTCAAAAAAACGTCCTTTTACAACGGTTTTAAACTATGGAATTCGTGATGAAAATGTTTATGAACCATCATATTGGATTAGCCGCATGGGGTTAGATGTTGACAAATTTTCATCTGTTGAAGTTTTGGAAAAGATTGTAACAGATAAAGGTTTGACACCGGTTGATTTTAGTGGTGTGACGGTTAATCTTGGTGAAAAAACAGTTAATTTGTTTGAACCAAAGGAAACACAACCTGCTGAATTTGGTTCTATATATGGTCATCAGGGTGTTAATCAACCAGTTAATGTTGATTTTAATATAAAAGCATTAAATCGTATTTTTAATGGTCGCGCTACAAAAGACAAGTTGGTTGAATATTTGTTAAAACAAGTTAAAGATCAATTGAACCCAGATGTGTTACATTTATCTTTGGAAGAAAAATTCCGTGAAATAGCCGCGCTTGGTCGTGCAAAAATGATTGCAGATCGTGTGTTTGCTGAACGCAACGATGCTATGATGAAGTTTTCCCAATGGGCAACACTTACACAAAAGGGCAATATTGGTAAAGGGGCGGACATTGACGCTTTAGGTCGCGAAACAAAACAACAGAACTTTGAAAAATTACAAGAACAAGAGGTTGCTGCTGGAAGAGATGCATATATATCAAGGAAAGATCTGAACACAAATCGTCTGCCTGCTGGATTACAAATCGCGTTCTTATATTCTGGCTCTTGGAAACAAGGTGTTATTACTGCTACAAATATTCAAACAGATGATGGGAATCCGTATTATGTTATCCGTGTGTTAAACGACGGCAAAAAGGGCACATATGATTTAGTATGGGATGCTCGTGAATTTGAATTGTTGCAAAATACACCTATGGGTAAATATGATTCTGCGTTATTTGCTAAACCATTTAATATGAGCAAAGAAGATTTTGATAATATTACATCTGAAGATTATTGGGATAAAAATTATAAAAAAGATCCAGAAGATGAATTTGATGGAAATCAATATAATTACACGGCAATAGCTGTTGACGCAAAGATGCGTAAAGATATGATATCTAAGTTATTGTCGATTGGTGACGGCGAAATTGTAAAAGATGATAAGTCTGTATTATATTCTGTTTCTGGTGACGAATTCATGAACGATGATCCATTCCCAGAATTAAGCGATGAAGAGTTCGAAAACGTTGATTCTGATTATCGTCAACGCACAATTACTGGTGAAGAAAAAACAAACCAGGAAGTGTACGATAAAATGGTGATGGCAGAAGAAGCAAGTCGTCAACCTGTTACTAGATATCTTGAGCGCAATGTGCCGGGCTGGGGAAAGAGCGTAGTAAAGGTTATTAAAGACCTGACAGAGTCTCTTCGGGGGAGAAAGGTTAGTCCTATTTTGTTCTGGACAGCCGGCGGTTCTGGTCCACAAGCTAAGACAGCGATGTTATTTAACGATGAAAACGCAAGGAAATTTGGGTTTAATATGATGGCGGATCGTGCCGAACGCGTATCCGAAGACTTCAAGAAAGAAGTCGAAAAATCGTTGTTAGAAAAAACATTTAAAAACCAAAAAGAACTTGGCGAATGGCAGGTTCGCATTGGTGTGGATTTAAATGGTGTAAAAGCAAAAATGAGCGACGGGTTCGAACGTACAATTTCTCGTGATGAAATTATGTCTTTATATCTTGCTGAATTGAGCAAAGGCGGGAAGAGCGAAGATTTCAAAATACCATATATATATGGTGGTGTAATTGAAGAAAACGGCAATACTTACATCTATAATAAGTTACGTGCGACATATAAAAATTTTGATGAGCTTATTGGTTATCTTACAGAACAAGATAAACAAGCAGCAAAAACATTATTTAGATTTTTGCCAATCTTACGTGGTGTTGATATGAACGATTCGTCAAGTTGGTTTGGTAAGTTTATTCCAACAAATGTGTTTTCTGATTATACGCAAGACGGAGGCTGGGGCAACCGTAAAAGCCATAACGTTGCTGTATTTGGTACACGTTTACTGAATCCAGATTCGAAATTAGTTGCAGTTGGTTTATATAATTCCGCAATGAATATGGCGGGAGGTGCTGGGTTAAGAGATTATAATTATAAACAGTCTGTTCAATTCTTGAACGATATGTTAAATTTGTCCGCTCTCGCAAACGAAGATGTTCGTTTCTCTCGTGGATTCAGAGTGGAAATGGACGAGAACGAACAAGCACAATTAAACGAAGCAATTAAAGCCTCTGAAAATTTAAAACAAGAAATAGAAAACAAAATTGGAGCAAACAACTTCAAGGCTTATATGAATGATATAAACGATGTTTTGTCAAAAGACGAGGGTAGTGTTGCTAAAAACCGTTTTGCAGAATTTTTTCAGAAGATTACAAGAACCTCTTCTGCCATGGCATTGTCTTTAAAACCAAGACAAATATTTACCAACTTGGTTGGGAACTATATGGTTTTTGGAGGCTTGTCTTCCCATGGTGCTTTGTGGCACAATACAGTAGGTTTGGCGGACGCAATAAAACACAGCAAAGAGGCTTGGGATGCTGTTACCAAAAAAGACGGAGCATTTAGACATCGTTGGGAACAGTCTGCTTTAGCAGAACAGTATAGACGTGCTGCAGACACAAAATCCCCGTCCGTGTTACAGGATGTCGAGAAGCTTGCGTTTGAAGTCGGCAAAGAAGGTACAGGCAAAGCACTTGCTGCTGCAGATGCTTTTGCCAAAAAAGTAACAAAGTATTCGATTGGTGCAACAAACACCCTGCCGGATATGTGGGGAATAGCGTTTGGGCGCTGGGCTGTTATTGAAGATGTAAAAGCCAGAATTGCAGCACAAGCAATAGCAGATGGAAAAACGATGACAGCAGAGCAGATTGCAACGGCTGCAGAAGAAGAAGTTGCCAACTATATGTTCTCACACATATCATCTTCTAATATTATGGCTCGTGGTCGTTGGTCAAAGTCTATGGCTAGAGCAGGGCTTGAGGGTATGGTTGCGTTTAAAAACGACCAGTTGCAGAAGTCAGCGTCTTTAGCAAACGCTTGGACTCGTTTAATGAACACTAAGGACCCGGCAGTTCGCAAACAAGCCTGGAGAGAAATCGAAGGCATTGTGTTGTCTGATATGGCTTATGTTGCAATACAGGCGGGGCTGGTGCGTGCGTTATACAAGACTTTAACTGGTGACGATATGTCCGACAAAGAAGAAGAATATTTAAAACAATCTTTGTTACGAGAAAGTATAGCACAGATTGCGGATGCTTTTAATGCTGGGGCTCTTACGCAGCCATTATTAGAATCTTGGTTCTTAGGTAAAGAAAGTGGTCTGGATTTCTTGCCGTTTCCAGATTTAAAGAAAATTAGTCGAAATATGAGAAAAGGCAACTATTGGACCTCTGGAGCAACAGCTGTTGGACTGATGGGATTCTCTCCAGCAGAACGCGCCGTTCAAATGATCCGTGCGTTGTCTATGGTGTTTGGCGACGACGAAAGAGCAGCTCAAATTGGTTGGTTAATGATTGCTGGGCGTTCAGAATCCACAGCAAAAAACATGTTGGGATACACAACGAACAAGGCTGGTAAAATCGTTCCAAAAAAATCAAATAAGAAAAAAGATTAGGCTTGAAAAAAATGAAAAAAAATGGTATAGTAAAAACAAATAGGAGTGGTAAATGATTGTTGATACAACGTGTACTATAACACATCCCACAGTAGCAGATGTTTCTGCTTGGTATCCTGTCCCTTTTCAATATGAAACGGTTTTAAGTGTTCCGCAGATTATTGTTAAACTCGACAATGAAGAATTATCATATATAACAGATTATGTTGTTGGTGTTTCTGGTTTGCAATTAACGGCAGAACCAGAAGCGGACAAAGAATTGGTTATAACGCGTTCTACTCCTTTTTCTCAAGATACAGATTTTCAGACCGGGTACATCGACCCAGATGAAATTGAACATTCTTTTGATTTAGCTGTTATGCGGGATCAAGAAATACGCGAACAATTAGCTAAAGACGAAATTATTATTGAAGACCATGAAGAGCGTATCACTGAAGCTGAAGGCGAAATAGATATTTTACAAGACACTGTTTCTAGGCATATAGATAATGTAAATAATCCACACCAGACAAGTTTAGTAAATTTAACAGATACAAACATCAATAGCCCGCAAATTGGACATTTTTTAATGTTTGATGGACTACGCTGGATAAACACCGTGTCTTCTGGTACGGTTGGTTGGGGCGCTATATTAGGGGATATAGCAGACCAGACAGACTTGAAAGATGCATTGGACAGCAAAGTAAATATAGATGGTACATCTATAATGACGGCACCATTAAAATTTGCATCGGGTTCTATGCGTGGCGCTGTTGGACCATATCTGAACGGTGTATCTTTCTGGAAAATGGACTCACAATACACTGCCACAAATATAGCGAATCTGACAGATAGTCGATTCTTACCAGTGTCAACAAATTCAATAGACCTTGGTAGAACTGCAAACACTTGGAAAGATTTGTATCTTGGCGGTAAAGCGTATGTTGGTACTATAAACAACGGTGCAGATTTAAGTGTTCCAAACAAATCGGGCACGTTGGCAACAACGAATGATGTAGAATTGGCGGCACGTTCTGGTCGCATGTTGACCGACCAAGGTGTATGGTATGCTAAAATGCATACAGAAACCGTGGCGCCAAGTGCAGAAGATGACACAAACTATGCCGACTTCTCACAGGTTGACGGTGATAATAACCCAATAATCGTTATTTACACAAGAACCAGCGGTGCTTGGGTGCAGAGCGAAACAATCGTTCCACCAGCAGATTACGATGGCTATGTGCCAATCACAAGCAAAATATGGGATATAGCAGAACAAGCAGGACAACAAGGCGGTCGCGTATTATGGAATCACACAAGTAAAGAATTTACACCTTATCCTGTAATAATCTCGTTTGAAGATATTGAAGTCACAGGCGATTCAACAGTTATTATGCCAATGAATCCATCTGCAAACCAAATTGTGAACAAGAACTATGTTGATACACACGCAGGAACAAGTAATTACCACCCGTCGTTATTTGCTCACGAATGGGATGATAAAATCAGAGACGATGTTCAATGGTTGCGTGCTGATACGTTCTCTTGGCAGGCGGGTTCTGCATATGAAGCAGCATTTAATGAATTATTTAATGACATATACATCAGCACAAGTTGGTATGCTTCGGGCTATGCAAATGTTTATACTAAAAGCCCAACGCCTGCGGCAGGCGATACGGTGTATTCAGATTCTGCCTGCACCACAAGTGTTGGAACGGTTACTTCGTATGAAGAATTAAATAACAGCATAGTTTATAGTGGCACGACATACACATACAATAGCAATACGTATGTCACACCAACAAGCGAAACCGTAGCAGGATACACAGTATCTGTTTATACAGGACACAGCGGAAGAAAAATAACAATACCGAGTTATGAAACGGCAGTGTCAAATATCTATACAGCAACAGGTGTAGCGTGGTATTACATTATAGACGTTCCAAATAAACGCTTTAAGTTGCCACGTAGTAAGCGCAATAAATACACCCAAACGTTAAGTGTTATTGGAACAGGTAAGGTTTTGGGCTTAACAAGTGGTAATGATACATTTGCATTAAACTCTGGTGCTACATATGCCAGACTTACTATTGGGTATAATGTTGGTGATAATGTTTCTAGTTCTGGTGGTTACGATACGGGAGTCGCTGTTAATTATAAGATTGGTGTTTCAGAAGACCCAACATTATCTGGCTTGACAACAACTACCATGGAAGAAGACACTGACCAGTGTAAATATCTGTACTTCTATGTTGGTGCATTTACACAGACGGCGTTGGAAAATACCGCAGGTCTGAACGCAAGTTTGTTCAACGCAAAAGTAGATGTTGGGCATGAAGTAATAGCGTTTCAAGCACCGAACGCAGGGAACAACTATACATGGTATCGTAAATATTCTGATGGTTGGGTAGAACAAGGCGGGTATTATAACGGAAATATCACTACTGGTTCAAGTGCATCTGTATCGTTGCCAATAACAATGGCAGACGCTAATTATACTTGCACAATTACAGGGGAACAAAATAGCAATAGTTGGTCTTATGGTGTGTTGGCAGACGGTTCTAGAACAACAACTGGTTTTCAAATATATGCAGGTGGTGGTAGTAGTAGCGATAAGATAAGAGGTGCTTCTTGGGAAGTAAAAGGCATGGCAGCATAAAGGAACAAAATGATGGCAACAAAACAGTGTAAAAACAAATTAAAATAATAATAATTAAGGAGAAAAAATAAATGGCAAAAAATATTAAAGTAAAATTAAATCAATTATATAGGGCTTCAGCAGAAAACGTAAATTTTGTTGGTTCAATGAAACCAACCATTGAAATTTATTCTGCAAGCAACGATGTAACAATCAGAGCGACCACAAAAAGTGACTTTGAAGATACATATTCAAATGTTCCTGTAGTTACAAGTTCAGCCAAAGAGGGTGAAGTATATGTAACGGATTATGGTGAAAATATTACATTTGTATCGTTTTCATGTTCTGATTCAGACGCAGAAATATTGGTTTCTGGGTTAAACTTGATCCCAACACCGGTTCATAAAGTTGATACGTTTAGTGTATCTACCATTGGAACAGGATATAAGGTTGGCGACATATTAAGTGTGGAAGATGGAGCAACAGTAGCACCTTCGTTTGAAGTTGTAACTTTCTCTCAAAAAGATGGTACTTTAAAAACAGTATCTGTTGAAGAAGCTGGATTATCTGATACAGATTATGCTGGGGACCAACCAATTGTTTATGGGTCTGGTAAAGATGGTGTTGTAACATTAACATCTACATCATCAACAACATATTTTGTTGATGAAGTATCTGTAACAACAGCTGGGGCAGGTTATGCGGTTGATGATGTTGTTAAATACGAAGCTGTCGCTGCTGGAGATGAAGATGCTGAATTTAAAGTTTTAACTGTGGATACAGGCGGAGAAATATTAACGGTTGAAGTAGTAAGCGCTGGTAAATTTGCGTCTGATATAGCCGGTGAACAAAGTGTAACTGGCGGAACAGGTTCTGGTGCAAAATTAACCATCGTATCGGATTCTGCAACACAATACAGTATAGACACAGCAACGATATCAGACGCTGGTTATGATTATGGTTCTGAAGACTTTACTGTTACATTACTTGGTGGTGCTGAATTAGCGTTTGAAACAGAATCTGTTGGGGAAAGCATGACAGTAAAGATGTTAGAAGACGGGCAATTTGATTCGGCGTTAAGCTCTGTTGCGAAAGCGACAACAACTAATGGTGATGGTGAAGATACAGAGATTACGATAACAACAAAAGCAATATATTAATAGGAGTTACAAATGGCTGTTTTTGAAGCAAAAAAGTTGTTTTATAAATCTGGTGAAGGTGGTGGTGGTGGCGGCACACCGGTTATAGACACGTTAAATGTTACACCAAGCACATCCGCACAAGTTATAAATGCCCCAAGCGGAGTGGATGGATACAGCCCTGTAAACGTATCGGCAGTCGATTCAAGTATTGACGCGAATATTTTATCCAATAATATTATTCAAGGTGTTACTATTCTTGGTGTTAGTGGTTCTGCAGTAGAACTAAACGGTGAAACAAAAACCGTTACACCACAGGTTTATGGACAGACATTATATCCAACCAGTCCAAAAAACGGTATTACAGAAATAACTGTAAATGCTGTGACAAGTTCTATTGACGCAAATATTACGGCTGGGAACATCAAAAAAGATGTAACAATACTTGGTGTAACTGGAAATTATGAAGGTTCAGCACCATCTGGTACCGTTAATATAACATCAAATGGAACGCACGACGTGTCGGCTTATGCGTCTGCTGATGTCCAAGTTCCCACAACAGTACCAGATTTTTATCTTGTAAGAAATAAAGTTGGTACAGAATTATCGATGCCAAGCAGTCCTCCTCTTATGAGTTTTAGCGGTATAACAAAAATAAATGAATATGCTTTAGAGTATGCATATTGTAATGCAACAAATATGACAGGTGTTGTTGATATGAGTTCTGTTACAACAATTGTTGGCAGTGCTTGTTATTATGCTTTTTACAAAAGTGGCATTACAGGGGTTAATTTATCTGGCTTAACAAGATTATACGCAAGTGCACTTACTTATGCTTTTGCTTATACAAGTAATTTAAGTTGTGCGATAGACTTAACCAGTTTAACAACAGTTGATAATTATGCTCTTCAATATTGTTTTTTTCTTAGTGCTATAACATCCATAGACGTTTCTGGATATGTCGGTTCTGCGACTACAACAAGTGCTTTTAACAGTATATGTAAATTTTGTTATTATTTAACATCTGCTGATTTTAGTTCAATAGTGGAAATGAATTTACAAAGTGCTTTCGAAGGTTGTAGTGCCTTAACAACAGTAAAATTGGATTCTATACGAAGATTTGTTAACGCAAATTGTGGTTCAAAAACCTTCGCAAGTTGTACTAGTTTACAACATTTATATTTCCCAGCATTATTGGCAACCGGATATAATATGACTACTAATAAAGCCTGCATTAAAGATATGTTAAGTGGAGTAACTGGATGCACTATCCATTTTCCAAAAAATTTAGACCCACAGACAGGTAATCAAAAAATATCTGGTATGACCGGTTATCCTAATTTTGGTGGAACCAATACAGTATTGTTGTATGATTTACCATCAACAAATAATCTTGTTGGTGTTGATACAATTACATATGAAAGAAACCCAAAATATGATACTGCTACCGCTTTGGCGTGGCAAAATGCCGCTTCTTATGAACACACACCACAATATTACACGTCTGGATTAACAGACCCACAAGTTAGTGATACTATTTATTCTGATGCGGCGTGTACAGTTGCAGTAACTACTATCGACAGCATAATTCAATACTAAAAGGAGTAATATATGAAAAAAACAACGTTACAAAAAATAATAGACACTGTAAATGTATTAACTATACCAGTAACTACAGTTATCGCTATTTGGACAAGTATTGATTACGGTGTTTACGTAGCTGGAACAGCAGCTTTTGTTTGTAGTGCATGTGAATATCTTAAATTGTTTTGTAAAAAATAGAGGTATATAAAATGCCAAGAACAAAATGTGAAGTTTTTAGTCGTGCAATGGGTTATATCAGACCAATTGATAATTTTAATATTGGAAAAAGGGCTGAATTTGAAGAACGCCAAACGTTTGTTGAAAAAAAGTGCTTAAAGGATAAACAATGTGTAAGCAAAAATTAGTTGTTCAAAAAATTATCGAACACAACGAAGTCAACGGTTTTGGTGTAGACCTTGCTCAGGCACAAATGGAGGATTATGTTGCTATGGATAGAAAAATTTCTCGTGTTGAAAAAGATGTTTCTTCTATAAAAAAAGAACAAAAAAGACAAGGCGAGATGCTTGCTAGACAGGGGGGGCAGATTGATACCATTGTTAAATACATCAACAGTCCTGCTGAAGAAGAACGCAAAGATGGTATTGTTTGGAAACAAATCAAAAACATTGCACAAACTTCAACTGGTAAAATATTTATTTTGCTAATGCTTGGGTGTATTGCGTTATCTGGTCAAAGAATATTAGAGTTGCTTGGTATTATAAATTCTTGACATTTGTAAAAACTATGTTATTATAAGCACGAACAAATAAAGGATTTAATATGAAAAAACAACCTAATCTTAACGTTGAAAACGGCTGGTTAATATTCAAGTATATGTTTATACTACTTGTTTTTACAAATTTGCTTTGGGCGTCTGTACATTTTGGTTATATCAACAAAAGTTTTGGCGGTTCTTATGATATTGCTATGACGCAAGACGGAGAACACAACAATCAGAGTATGATCAATGGCACAACAGAAAATAAAAATAAAGATTAAAGGGCTGCCCGTTGTAAGAAAAAAGAGAAAGAAGCAGCGTGTTGTTCGTCTTGGAAACGGAAAGGTAAAATCATATGCAGAAAATTAAATATGAAATTATTTCTTTTTGGTTGCGACACTTCTTTTTGCGTCATATTGGGAAACGGTATCCTGAATTCTTTTGTTCTTGGATGTCGGATCTTACAGACAGTGAAACAAAACGTAAAATAATGAAGTTAAGATATGCTGGCGACAAACAAACGGGTTTTGAAGCAATTGCTATTACGCTTGGTATATCTACAAGACGCGTATTTGAACATCATAAAAACATCATAGATAAAATAATAAATGGCTAAAATCTTTTAATTTTGCTCATCATAACTTTGGGCATAAAAAACATTTTGTTTTTGAACTATAACTCTTATGTGTAATAAACATAGGAGTTTTTTTATGAATCCATATAATAACTTTCAACAATACATGCCGCCTTATATGCAACAGCAACAGGCACAACCAATCCAACATTTGCCACAATCAGCAGAACCAAAGGTTGTCACATACAGCGTTGAATCTGCTGAACAACTGTCTGGGATAACACCGATGCCTAACACTTTGTATATGGGTATAAATAAAAAGGGTGGAAAAATATACTTACGCAGTATGAATAATGATGGCTTGATGGAAGTCAAGACGTATTCGTTGGTGACGGAACAAACCAAGAAAACAGATACGCAAGAGATATTGGAACGCTTAGGTAAGATTGAAAAGAAATTAAATATAGGAGTTATAGATGAATCCCATGTTATCGATGTTACTGAATAAAGTAATGCAGGGTCAACTTGCAAATCATCCGCTGATGGCGACAGTTAATCAAATGATGGCTGGTAAAACGCCTGAACAACAAAGGCAAACAGTTATCAACGCTGCGAAATCATACGGATTTGACTTAAACCAACTTCCCCAAGATGTCTTACGGCAGGCGGGTTTGATGTAATTTTTTTTAACCAAAAGGAAATAAAATGGCAGATACTTTAACACCCGCTGATTTGGGTGCTTTGATGGGTCGCAACGATGGTTTATTCGGTGGTGGCTCTGGTGGCGGACTTTTGTTTGCTATTCTTTTAATCGTCTTGTTTATGGGCAATGGTGCTTGGGGTTCTGGGCGTGGTGCTTTCGGAACCGAAGCAATCCAAAACCAAATGCAACAGGGCTTTGATAACCAAAACACAATGGCTAACCAACGTGAAACATTGGCTGCGGTCAATGCTGGCACAGCTCAAACCGTTGCAACAGCAAATCAAGTTTATCACGACTTGGCAGGATATATTGGCGACAAATATGCTGAATTAGACAGAGATGTTTTAGGCATTTCTTCAACTTTGCAACAGGTAATGGCTAACCAGAATAGCTGTTGCTGCCAAACATTGCGTGCGATTGATGGTGTGAATTATGCAAACGCACAAAACACAGCGGCTATAAACGCAAACACAACAGCGGCAGTCCAGAAAGTGTTGGATGCTATTACAGAGAATAAGATTGAAGCATTGCAAAGCAAAATTAATTCTTTGGAATTAGCACAAGCAACATCTAGTGTTGTTCGTTATCCAACGAGTTACACATATAGCGCGGGTCAATCACCGTTCTGTGGCGGATGTGGCTGTGGCTCGTTCTAACCGTAATAGACAGGGCGGTTTAAAATAACTGCCCTGTTGGTTTAAAATAGGAGATGATTATGACTTGTAATTGCAATTTACATAGGGCGACTAATTTAACAACCGCTGGTGTTTTAACTGTAACTAACAGCAACAACATAGCAAACTTGATGCCGTTTGATTTGGTGTTGTGCCTGAATCCAAACAATATAATTACTGGTGCGCCAGTTAATTATACAATAACTGTTAATGGAAACGCAGTTGCTCTGTTAAACAGGGTTGCTTTACCAATCAGTACAGACCACTTGATGCCGAGAAAGAGATACAAAGGGTATTATATCGTGCCTACGAGTGGTGAACCACACGTAATCTTGGTAAACACACCTTGTGATTTAGCATATGCTGTGTCTAGTGCAAGTGTTGCTGTGACAACAGATGAAACGACAGGAGGTTAATCATGACGCATGAAGAAAAAATGGCGATGAGAAAAGCAATTTATGAACACGTGAATATTTTGTTAAACAAAGTTCATAAAATGTTTTCGTCTTCTAATGAACTTACTATTCAGCAAATGATGGATGGTAGTGACATTTTAAAAGATATTGCTAAAGCTGATTCTGCGATGTCAAAAGCATGTTATTATGATAACATGAGAGGTGTAGAATCCGACAAAAAATATTAAGCAATCGTTTACGTATCTTTCCTTTCAAGATATTGGTAAACAAGCCCGGCTGAGGTCGGGTTTTTTTTTGTATTTGATTTTATTAAAAAAAACATATACAATATCATTATAAAAGGAGAGCTGTATGGCAAAAATTCAAATAAAAAAAACATATTTAAAAAGCTGGGTGATTAAAAATTTCTATAAATATAATTTATATGAAGTTGACGCAAATGGCAATAAGTGGTTAGAAGCAAACCCCGTAACTCCTGGTCTTGTGACGCGTTGTGCTGATGATGAATATGTATTGCGTATTATGTTGGAAAATGATTGCGAATCAAGAATTAAATTTATTCAAAGAGTAAGATAATGAAAAAAATATTTTTAACTGTATTGGTTTTTTTGTGTGGCTGTGTGCCTAGTCAAAAGCCAAGTCAAACAATTATAAATTATACAGACAACAGCCAAACAATTCAAGTAGCTGGAGATGGTAACCAGGTGTCGCCAACATCAGAAATTATGGCACAGCAGAATGCAACCCCAACACAGACAACTGAAGAAACAACCAAAGATGATATGTGGATTTTATTGTTAATTATATTACTTGTTAGTGGTTGTATTTTGTATTTTTATCAAAAGAAAAGGTTGTTATAATGAAAGTAGAAGTAAAAAGAACATTTAAAGGCGCAGAATATACTATTGGCAAACTTTACATAGATGGTGATTATTTTTGTGACACGTTAGAAGACGCTGTCAGAAAAGAAAAGATTGTTGGTAAGACAGCAATTCCGGTTGGCAGGTATAAAGTCAAAAAAACATATTCACCAAGGTTTAAGAAAGTTTTACCAGAAATTTTAAATGTTCCAAATTTTTCTGGTGTTCGTATTCACTCTGGAAACACAGCAAAAGACACCGAAGGGTGTTTGTTGTTGGGGTTAAACAAAACAAAGGGCGCTGTTATAAATTCACAGAATGCGATGGCGTTTTTTATGGATAGAACACCAGATGAATTTGATTTGGTTATTGGTTAATAATTTCCATAATCAACTTGATAACATCTTAATCCAAGATCTCGCCACGCTCGAACACATTGGTCTCGATCTTCAAACACACCGCGTATTGTCCATTTATCTTTGATATACTCACGATAATTTCTACATTTAGACACATAATCTTCACGAAATCCGTCTTCTGCTGAACGCATAAACAGGTGTTCAGATACAGCTATATCTTTTCCTAAATTGTTTTCAATCCATTTTAATGTTGGTTTGCGTGCGGATTCACGTCTTCCTGTTACAAACAATATATCAAATCCAGCATTGTGCAACGCTTGAAGAACTTCACATACCGTAAAATGAGGATAATCTTCATCACAATGTTCATAAAATTTTTCCCAATCATTACAGCCTTCAACATATCTTTTATATCTTGGTGTTGCGTCACACAATGTTCCATCTAAATCAAATATATAAGCACCTTTCATTTTACGTTCTCTTTTAACATTTTTAAATAATTTAATAATGACACATATACTTCAAATCGCACCTTTTGAGTATAATTTCCAGCATCTTTGTCTTGAATAATGTATTCCAAAACCCACTCGTTGTTTATAAAGTTTGGTTTATTTGTTTTTATTATTGGCATTGTTTCCCCCTTTAACACGCCATTTTTTCAAATGCTTCAATACACACAGGCATACACAGATCTTTTACCGCAGGTTCTGCATATTTTGCCCCGATTGTAAACCCTAACATTAAAAAGCATATCGCTATCATTATGTATTTCATCTTTAATCCTTTTGTTCTAGTGCTTTGATTCGGTCTAATGGTTTAATATTTAAGTCACGCAAAACATTATAAGCAATACTACCTTGTTTTGTTGTGCTACATGTGGCACGCCATACTGCTAGCAAGCCATCAACAGCGACATCCAATGCCTTGCGTGTGCGTATAAGTTCTGTTTGTAATCTCTTGCATTCTTCTTCGGCAAATTCTTTTTCCATACGCAGAGATTTTGTAAATATATTTTTTTTATCACGCAAGACAGCCATTTCTTTCCAAATAAGTTTTGGTGCTGCAATATTACAAATACAATTAGTTTCTTGATAAGATATGCAAGTTCCGTCTATTTGTTCTTTCATCGGTTTATTACATATCGGACATTTCATATCAGTCATTGTTAATCCTTTTTATCTTTGGCGGGGTAGCATGCAATGGACAAATTGAGGACTACCCCATAATTTAATATTGGCTCTGGGACTCGGATTCGAACCGAGAATAAGCGGTTAACAGCCGCTAGTTATGCCATTTAACTATCCCAGAACAAACTCTTTTATAACATTTTCATTTGCACCCTGGCTTTGACCGCACCGCCAGGGAGGTGCTTGTTGCTGTCCCAACATTTTCCATCCAATGGGCATCGTGTTTTATGGCTTTGCGGCTTATGTTTTTTGATAGAACAACAAAAACATTTTACCGATGTTGGGTTTAAATCTTGTCAGCAACCACAAGACTAAAGGAGGAAAACACGATTGTGCCCAACTTATTTTTCAGAAGCTTTCTTTAACAATTCAATAAATTTTTCAATACCTTCTTTATCATTTAAATCAAGCTTTCCGATTTTAATTTCTTCTTCTTCTTCTTCTTCTTTATAAGCAGAGTGTATAATTTTATTTACACAGTTTGCGTCGCCACCACAACGTTCTACCAAAGAAGAAATCAAAGCCAAAATTCCCAACACATGTTGTTCTTTTGTGATGTGTCCTGCTACTGCGGTACTATCTTCACCAAAATATACAGCCAATGTGTCTTTTTGTTTGTCAAATTTTTTTACCATATCATTTACTTTTGTCATTTTTTTGTCCTTTTTGTTTGTGTTATTTGTCTATATTATACATCACTGATTCAAGTTCGTCTTGAAATTCTTGTGCTGTATAGCCCATGTCTCTTGCGAATAATACAGCACCAGAGCGCATATCTTCGCCACGAGCAGTATCAAATTTGTCCATAGCCAATCCAACTATATACATTTGTACGCAACTGTTTAAAGTTATCATACGTTTGTTGTAGAAAAAATCGACCCACATAGTTCTATATGTATCAGCCAACATTTCTAAATCAAAACCGAGCATCCTTTTGTCTGCTTTGATTTTCATTTCGCCTATTGTCATTTTAAAACCTTTTTAGTTCAATCCACGTTTTTTTACCTATTATTGGTTCTGCGGTATTTAATATTCCATTATACCAGCATGTCTTTCTGCCAGAGCCACGATTTAACCGACCGATTTGTTGTTCTGCGTTGGACGGATTATTAACATTCGTCAACACAATTATATTTTCCAAATCTGGTTTGTCAAATCCCAGCTTTAAGCATCCGACTGTGGCAACGAATCGCAAATCGCCTGCCACGAATCGCTCAACAATCTCTCTTCTACTCTTTGCAGGTGTTGAGCCTGTAAGAACAGCCACATCGCCAAGATGGTTAGCAAGATATTGAGCATGACTGATACTATCGCAATATATAATACCATTTTTCAGTTCCTTTAACAGTACTTTTAGTTCCGCAATATGCTTATTGATGATCCAACTATATATCATTGGGTTATCAAAATGCATACCTTTGGCACGTGTTATTTTTACTCTCTTGATTTCGATGTCTGCACCGTAACCAAGTTCCTTCATTTGCTCCCTTGTTAGTTCGAATACCGCTGGTCCAAAATAACCATCAGCAATCGCACAACAAGTGGTGACATTATACATCACACGATTTTTATATACAGTTTCCTGCACATAATAGTGTGGTGTAGCTGTCATGCCGAACACTTTGCATTTCTTCCATGTTGCCATGATAGTTTTACGCATAGTGCCCCAATGTTGCAGATGTAATTCGTCAATAATCAGCAAATCTGGTTCTTTAACACTGTTAATATGTTTATACAACGTGTTTGCTGTTGTTAACACAACATCTGCTGTCCAATCGCCAGTATTTGCTTTACTACAAATCATGACGTTTGGAATTCCCAACCTTTCAAACGATTTATGATTTTGTCGAATCAATTCGATTGATGGTTGCAAAACTATTACTCTTTTGTAGTCCTTTGCTATCGTCGCAGCCGCGTAAGACTTTCCGCTTGCTACTGCAGCCACTGCCAACGCAAATCTTTCATTTGGATTTGACAGTTTTTTTCTTACCGCGTCCACCATTTGTTTTTGGTGCGGACGAAGAGTAATGCATGTTTGTTCTACCATATAAACTATTCCAATTCTCTGTTACTATTTTTTTTGTTACACTAACCTCTATTCTTTCGCAATTTTTACATTGAACATAATAGAGTCCGTGTATTTCAATTTGTTCTGGTTTTTTGCCACATCTCGAACATGGGTTCGCTCGAGGCCATTCGTTTTTGTTCATATTATACCCTTTATGTCGTCTAGTGTTTTAACAACTATATATGTCGCCCCAAACACAGGTGCTAATGCTTGAAAAGCCTTTTGTTCTTCGGATTGCCGACCAACCGTAGTCTTTAGCTCCAACCAATAACACCTGCCGTCTTTTCCGGCAATTAAATCTGGGGCACCTTTCCGTAGCCCACCAGCGATTTCTCGCTTTGCTTCTGCTAGACCAACTTTTAGCAAATGATTGGGCACAGAAAAGCATGGAACACCATTATCTGTCAGATATTTCACAACTTTGACTTGTAAAAGGTGTTCGTCGTGTTTCATTACAGTGGCATATCTGGTATATCGTCTTGTATTGTTGCGTCAGCTGCTTCTGAAAACTGTCTGCGGAACGGATTGTCGCTATGTTTTACACTTGGAAATGTCAACATACGTGTTTGTTTTCCGTCTTTTGTTGTTATCAATTTGCTCTTCATAGCAAACTTTGACACAATACCCTCGATTTCGGTTACAAAGAATCCATCGCCTGTTGTAGAATCCCATTGAATAGCACCGATATTTTTATAAACGTTGCGTTCTACACCATTTTTATCACGATACAACTCTTCTGTTTTTTCTTGAACATCGCCAATAAAGTCTGTTCCATCTTTATCAACGTTTGTTACTCTATACTTTTTTTCGCCCCAAGTTAATGAACCAACTAATCTTGAAGCATCCCACGAAGATGGGGAAATGAACCCCACGTGTCCGTCTTTTCTTTCGTCATTCATTGTTGTTTTCCTTTTTTATTTCAGTCATTCTTATCGCACCAGATACAATTGTTTCTTTTTCGCACTCTTGTGCTTTTTCGCCAAGCAATATTTTTGCTTTTTCTGTATCAAACGTTCTACGTACACCGTCTGGGCTCATAGTAAAACGATAATACGAACCAATGTATCGTTTTGTTCCTGTTTCGTGGAACATAGCCGATAATTTTTCTTTTAATTCGCGACTAAATTCGTTGTATTTTTGAACATATGGTGCAAGAACACCAATTTGTTCTTCTAGAAATTCAACCCTTTGTATGTCGTCGCAATCTGGATTAACTTTTTCCATTAAATCGCCGACCAGAGATTCCATTTCTTTCCAAGACCATGGTTCAAACTCTTCTATGCCAGATGGAGTAACAATAAACATTTTTGTTTCAGATGTATCAACACCCATATCGTTTAAAGCAAGTAAATATAAACTTAGCTGACAACGATAATAACGTTTATTGCCGTTTGTGCCAGATTTAAAATCTATGATAGATAAACACTTTTTATCGCGTATAACTACCATATCAACAGTACCAGCATACTTTAATGTCTTGTTATATACCAAAGCTTCAATTTGTTGATATGGAGATCTGTAAATCAGCTCTGTTATAGCCAAAGCTTTTGGGTCTGTTGGTATTGTTTCGTTTGTATAATACTCAGCCAACTGGTTGTGCATTATAGTTCCACGTTCCGCAAATTCTGGGTGTTTTTCCAACCATTCTGTGTTTAGCCCAGAAAATTTCTTTGCGAGCTCTGTGACAGATGGAATAATTTCGCCATCCATCTTATATTGATGTAATTCTTCATTGTATTCAATGTTTAACATTATTTGACTCCTTTAAAATTTTAATGGTTTTGGTGCAACCTTAGTGGTTGTTTTTGTGTCGCCTGTGTCGTCGTCGTCTTTGTCGTCTTCAAACGTCAGATTAAACAAAGCTCCAATATTGTAACGACGAGCATAGGTCATAACCTTACCGTTGTTTTGAGAATCAGCAACACGTTCCACTGGAAAATCGACAAATATAGAATGTGTGTCGTTTTCGTCTATGTGCACAAGTGTAGTCCGCACAACCCAATTATCGTTTTCTTTAACAAATTGTGAAAACAAAACAAGATTGTTTTTGTCCAACAATGGTTGCAACACACCCATAATGTTGTGCAATGTTGCGTAGCCTGCATTATAAACAGGGTTGGCATTATCGGTTGTAATAACCGACAGTTCTTTTTTTACATTTGCTAATGCTTTAAATAATTCGTTCATTTGAATCCCCTTTTGTTACATAATAATTATAGATTAAAAATCTTCAATGTCAACATTTTTTTGAAAATATTTTTTAAAATCTTCTTCCATACAAGTCATTGTTTTTACGGTACTTTTTTCTCCATGGTTAATTTTTTCTAAAAATTTTTCATTAAAATATTGTATTTCGTGATCAATGTAATTTTGCATACGAATTTCAAGTTCTTCAAGATGTCTTTTTAACTCTGCCTTCGAGCTGTCTTCAGCTGTCCGTTGATACAAATCGTTTGAAAACAGTAAATGTTTATGTTGTTTTGTCATTGGGTTCATATAGTTAACACCATATTTTAATCGTAGTGCACCAAACAACATCCACTCTGATATAGTGGTTAGCTCTCCATCAAGCGGGGGCACACAATCAACATCGCCCATTAAATTATTTATTTCTTCTTCTGTTATAGGAAAAATTTCAAAGCCAGACGGCTTCCCGCTTGGCAAATCTAATTCTTGACAATATTTGTGTCTAAAGCTTGCCCGAACACGAGTCGGATCATATCTATATTTTAACATTTGTGACTCCTTTAAAATTTTGCTGGTTCTACCATAACAAACACCGCTTTTACCTTTGCGTGTGACTTTGTTGACAATCCATAAAATTCGCCAACTTCAATTGGAATTGTTCCAACCATTTTATAGTCTTTTACAAAGTTCCAAAAGTTTCGTGCTGTTATTTGGTCTTTTCTGTCAATATTATGATCTATACAATATTGACGATAATTTAAATACGAAAAATAATAAAATCCCTCGTATTTAAGTTTTTCTGCAGGTGTTCCTGGGTCTCCGTTGTAATTTCTTACCCCAGTTAATCTGCTTACATAAGGCAACTCTGTATCCATTTTATGCAGTTTGATACACGAATCTATTTTTTCAATAAATGAACACAAACTTGCGTATTGGACATTATCAATATCAACGTGATTTACTTGTTCTTCAAGCTGAGTTCTTACATCTTCATCTGATAATTCATATTGCCCATATTTTTTTACGTATGCTATTGCTTCTGCTAAAATTTGCTGGGCATAGTAACCGTTTAATTTTCCGTCTGGGCTATGAAATTTGTCCGCACCATTTGTTTTCCAATAATCTTCTGTTTTTGATAACCTGCATTCTCTTGTCTGTAATTTGCTTTCAAATATAATTTGCCGTCTTTCGCCAGTTTCTTGAGTAATTTTTACTTCGTTTGACGTTCTTATTATAACAAACGATCTTCTAAGTGTCATTTCTTCTTTATATACCGCACGCACCGTATCAAATTTGTCTGCTACGTATGCCCGCCACTCTTCGATCGTTGTGCCTTTCCCAAATGCTTTGGATTGTGAATTTGATAACTTACACTCGTCGTCTATTGCTATTATTGCTCCAACAGAATACGGCTGATATTTAAAATCGTCCCCAGAACGTGTAAATGCGTATTTGCATATCATTGTGCCATCGCCACCAAGCAACCAGTCCGCAAGATAACTTTTTCCGACACCCTGCCCACCAACAAAGTCAAACCAGTATGGACAATATGTTTGCGCTGGATTTAATACCATAGATACAACTTTTGTTATAAAAAGCAAAAAATGATTTGGATTTGCGTCGCATTCGTATGCGTCCTTTAAAAATGTTTTGATTCTTTCCCTGTTGTCCCACGCAGGTATGTTTTCAATAAACCATTGACGTGCGTTGTAATTTACCATATGTGCGGCAACTTTAAAACAGCGGGCAATCTGCTTGTCACTTATCTTTTCCATCTGTTTTTTTATCATATTGTTTATCTTTACAGACTTTTCAAGATAACAATGCGTGTCAAAAACGTTTAAAAAATGTTCTTTTGCGGTCTTTTCACAACAATTTCTGTCTTCAATTGATCCATATTTTACCCAATACAAACCTGTACAATCGTCAAATTTAATAAATTCGCTTTCTTTTACGTATTGTGCTAATTGGTCTTGCAGGTCTTGAATGTCACTCGCAAAAAAATCTTTTTGAGTTCTTGACAAATCTTTATTTTCGTTTATAATTACTTTCATAATCAGTCCTTTCTTCTGGTTATTGAATTTGTTTCGCTTTAATTTTTGCCCGAGTTTTCGGGCAAGTTTTTTTAATGTACTTTTAGCATATCATATTTTTCTAAAAAATCAACCCCGCGTGCAAAAATTTTTTTCAAAACTTGCTCACCATCACGTGGGGCAGTGCTTTTTTTAAGTTTAGTCTGGGATTTTTCCCAGACTTTATTCTTTTTCTTCTGTGTAATCGTATATTGGCGAAACTTCTATTCTTGTTGAACCCTCTGTCCAATCTATACTACTTGACTCTTCATCGTATTCAAATTTTTTAACTTTTTTGTTTAGTTCTTTTTCTGTAAGTTTTTTATTTGATACTATTATTGCGTCAATATTACACCACAAAGCTATTTTTTCATCAAAAGATACTTTGTATATATATTTCATTTTTTTCTTCTTTTTTTATAATTATGCTGTTATTGTTGTTTCGTCAATTATATAACCGTCATATTCAAATATCTCTACTATCTGTTCGGCTGTCATAGATTCTATTTTGTTGTCTGTAATACCAAACAAATCATATTCAATTATCGTGCTGTGATTTAATTGTTCGTCTTCTATTGCTTGTTTTAATCTTTTTCTTAAATCTTTTTCTCCAAGCACTTCTGTTTGATAAAACGTTTCTTTCGGCAACCATTCTTCATAATTGTCGTCGTCTACTATGTATATCATTTTCCATATTTTAATTTTCATTTCTTTTTCCTTTTTATTTTTACAATGTTATGTTCAATAATGCCCGCAAATGGGACTTTGCGTTCATATACTTTGAATATTGTCCCATTTGCTATGTTATTAAATCTATTTTTTGGAATCTTTGTTTTCTTGTATTCCGCTTTTGTCGTCTTTATTAGATAATACATCTTTGTCTCCTCTCATTGGATATTCGTCTTCAATGTATATGTCTGACCATACATCAAAATCTGAATGCATCCTTTCTATTAATGTTTTTTCTTCTTGTGTAAAATAATTTTCATTTTCTTTTAACGTTGTTTCTATGTCTTCTATATAATGTTCAAAAGCCAAAAATACTTCTGATACATTTGTGTATCCAATACTTTTTGCTCTTCCAAACCATTGTCTTAATAATCTTGCTGATATATATGCCATAGATGCAATTCCATTGTCTTCTAAATACTCTTTTTCGTACAATTTTAATTGTTTTATCATCTTTGCCATATCTGCAAATGCTTCAGATGATACATTTTTTTCACAATTTAATTTTATGTATTCATCTACTACTTCTATATCTATATTTATGTTTTCTTTTCTTTTTTTCATTCCTGTTAATCCAATTTTTTTAGATAATTGCTCAAACGCTTCTTCTTCTAATTTTGTTGTACTTTTTTTTGTTGCTTCTTTTTCAAAATCATATGGTTCTGTATAATCGTAGTCATCCCATATATCATAGTCGTTTTCCCATCCACATCCTCCATAATTGTTATATTTTGAGTATCCCAAGTATCTTGTTGCTGAATATGGTTTGTAATTTTTATTCGAAAACATATATCCTGGATATTTTTCGTCTTTTACCCAATCTTCTTCGCACAAATGTATCATATTTCCTGTTAACATATCAAATATTACACATCTTGAACCATTTGTTGCCATATCTAACAAAAATTTATTTTCTTCGCACCATTCAAATGTTTTGTCTTCAATTGCCCATTTGAAAAATGTTTCAGAATCTGTTGTATCTGGTAACGCTTCAACGTCTAATATTCCGTTGTGTGCAAATCCTAATGTTTTGCTTACAAATGGATGTGTGTTTCCTGGTTTTACAGACCCGTGCGTTTTTATTCTTGTATGCATTATGAAACAATTTTCTTTTTTGTTTACTTCCATTATTTTTTTCATAAAATCTTCTTTTTTCATAATACCTTTACATAATGTTGTTGTGTGTCCATCATTCCACAGTATTCCTGCTCCATCTGGATTTCCGTCCCAACATCTGTTAAATATTTCTTTTGGTAATGGTTTTGCACCACGTTCTTTTGTTATAATTATACACATTTTTGAACTCCTTTAGTTATTATTGTTTGTATTGTTTATCATAGTTCTTTGTAATTCGTCATATACTCTTAGATATCCATCAGATCTATTTTCTCTTCAATAAAATTCCTCTTCGTTGTATTCGTCGTGTTCTTCATCTTCATCTTCGTCATAGTTTTCGTCTTCCATATATTCTTGTTCTGCTTGTCTTATCCATCTTTCTTCATCTGCATTCATCGGTAAAGCTGTTTGATGTCCCTCTTCTTTGAAGATAAGTCTTATTTTTTCTTTTTCTTCTTCTGATACATTTAATTTACATTCGTCTAATAAATTTAAGAACCATTCTTTCGTTGATTCTTTAAAATTCCACCACATTATTTTTCCATCATATGAGAAATTTTCTATTATTTGACGTAAAAATTTCATTCTGTTTAATATTTTGTTGTAATCAAATGTTGATGTAAACATTCTAAACTCTAATGTTCTCCACCTTGTCGAACGATTTATACAGTCGTGATGTTGTCTTTGCCATACTGGCATACAATATCTGTTGTATTCTCTTTCGCCAAGTATTTTTAATATCGTCCAGAACATATTATCTGCATTTGATGCTTTTTGTAATTGTACATATATGTCCCCTGTTTGTATTGTTCCAATATGTATATGCATTCCTGTCGTTTCATCTGTTCTTGCCCATTTGTCTTTTTCTAACATTTTACATACATTTTTGAAATTGCTTTCATACATATACCAATAAAATGTTCCAGGCGAATAACTTAATTCAAATTGAGCACCACTTAATGATGAATCATATCCAATCGAACATTCTGGATTATTTGTAATGCTTGAATTTGTTAATTTGTCAATTTTTTCTATGTTTTTTATGTTTCCTGCAACTTCAATTTCAATCCCAAATGTTGGTGTTGATTCTTTATCTAATGCTGTTCTTTTTGGATTCACTATAAATTTATATCCATATCCTCTGTTATGATACCCTCCTAATATTCTGTATGTTCTTTCGCACCCTTTACATATAGGTGTTTGTTCTTCAGAAAATACAAAATTTGATGTATCCTTATTTATATCTTTTGTTACAATTTTTTTATGTGATTTTCCACATATTGAACATTTTGTTTTTAATATTTTATATTCTTTATTCATCTTCTTCTCCTTTGTTGTCTAATTTAATTATTGTTTCAAACACTTCTTTTGCTTTTTTTCCGTTCGTTGATTTTATTAACGCTTTATTGTATAAATCTGAACGTCTTTTTATTTCGTTTACATATCCTAATTCTATTGTTTCCAATTTTGCCATTAACATATGTAATGGTAATCCCATTCTGTGTTTGTTATGTACGTTGTATGCTAAATATTCATACATCGTTTTTATTTTTGGTTCTTTTTTTAGCATATCCCATATGCTCTCCATATTTTTAATTTCATCGTATAATTTGTTTTCTTTATACAACCCAATTCTTAAAATATATTGTAAAAAGAATCTTGCTATGAATATACGTGCTATGATTTCTCTAAAATCATATGTTGTTCTCCAACAGCGTAATTCCAGTGTTTTGTGGTGTGAATAACCTCTTGTATATCCAGTCCCTAATCCATAAAATTCGTTGCCATCACGATTTGATACAGAATATATGAATTGAAAAGCGTCGTATATTTTTTTAATTCTTTCTAAATCCCACTCTTCTAATTCTTCTCCAATTTCTTTCCATTTAACCATACTTGTTAATTCTTTTACAAGTAATGACGCTCCTCTTTCTGTGTATTTGTTTTTGTATGTCCAGAATAAGTCATTTGCCGTTTCTTGTAATATTCTCCCCATCTTTCTTCCGTCTTCTGTATCAAATTCTTTATTCCAACTAAAATGTATATGCATTCCAGCTGTTTTTGATAATGTACAATTTTTATTTGCTACATTATAACAGAACGATTCAAGTTTCTTTATTAACTGTTTGTTTTCTTTTAATTCTTTAAAAGATATTGGTTTTAAATTATACTCTGTTCCATCTCCTGAAACACTACAATCATTTTTAATTGTTTCAATTAGTGTTTCTTCATCGTTTGCATATCCGATTCTGTTGTTGCGTCCTCCATATTCTAATTCAATACCAAACATCCAGTTGTTTGTTTCTTTCCCTGTTTTGTCTTTATAAGCAATTAAATCTTCGATTTGTTCGACTGTTAAATTTTTCTTTGTCGGCATTTTATTCTCCTTTGTGTTTTTCTATTTTATCAAATGAATAAAAATCATTTTGTTTTGTATGTTTGTTTAAATTTTCTGTAAATTTTTCTATTTCTTTTTTGTTTGTAAAGAAACCAAATCTGAATATTGGAATTGTTTCAAATATTGGATATTTTCTTTCTATTCCATCTTCTTCAGCTACTTTTGTTGTAAAATTTACAGTATAAACATATTTATCCATTTGTCTTCCTTATTTGCTTAATTTTTTGATTGCTTTTGATAAACTTTGTATTTCATCATAAACACCAGCTTTCTTTAATATTTCCACAATTTTTTCATTAATTGCTTTAATTGCTGGATCTTCTGAATTAACAATTATTGATACTTTTTCTTCTTTTGTTTCTATTACTGGTTTTGGTTCTTCAATAACTGATGGTTTGTTTTTAAAGTCTTTATAATATGCAATTTGATGTTCCATACATTCTGTTTGACCTTTTCTTAAAGCTTGTCCAAGTGTATCTCTTTTCATACCTAATGATTCTTCTGCTTCTTTTACGCTATGATAAACAACACCATCTACTACAACTTTTTTTGCAATTGTGCTTCTTTTCTTGTTATATTTTGGCATTATTTTTGTTATTTTTGGTTCCGAAGATTTATATTCATTTTTTGTCTTCATCTTGTCTTGTCTGTAATATTTGTTTTCATTTTTATCTTCAAAGTATCCAAATACTTCCATTTTCAATGACATAGTCCACGCATTTGCTTTAGCAAATTTTGCTGCTTCCTGTATTGATTCGAACATATGTTCATAACCACTTTTTGTTTTCATTAATACTTTTGATCTTTTATAGTTTCTTTTGCTATTCATTTTCTTTTCCTTTTGTTGTTTTTGTTATTTTTGTATTGTTAACATCCAACAATACATAAACCAAAGTCTGCGACAGTCGTAGCCAACGGCGAAGACTAAGCAGACCTGCTCACTGTAATTTAATTGCTTTAAATTTGACCGTACAGTTGCGTTTTGTCTTTTTGGCTGTGGTGTATCATCTTTGTTCCTTTTTGCTCTTGTACGGTCAAAAAAATGTTGTTTACGTCGATTTTAATCATTGCTCACCATCATTTAATCTCTGTTAAGGGCAAATTATTGCCCTTAATTATGATTTAGCCTGATTCTTATCCATAAACTGTTGAACGTTTTCAGTTGCGTTGCTCCCAGTTTCTTCCGATTCGCTTATTTGCCCTTGCATATAGTATTCTTCTTTCCCGTCTTTGATGAATACTTTTGTCCATAAACTTACGTTGTATGTCTTCCCGTTCAATACAAAGTTCCCTCTCATTATTGGATGTCTCAAGCTTGTTCGTTGGTTGTTCTGAAACAATACTATTCGCTTTTCATTGTCGTATTGTTTCTCCGTTTCTTCTTTCTTTACTTCTTCTTCCATTTCTTTCATCGTTGTTTGGTTTGTATTTGTTTTTTTTGCCATTTTTAGCTCCTTTAATTTTTTTGTTGTTTTTGTGCTAAACCATTTAACACATTCATATATCAAACAACTTATCAACACGTAATCATCGATGTAGTGTTGATAATGTTGTCTTTTTTTGTTTTTTTGTTCTTTTTTGTGTTTTTGTATATACATTCCCTATCTTCCTAGTCATTTTTCTCTATTGTTTATATTTATAAAAACTTGACAAAAAATACATTATATTTTAAGTTATAATTTAATAGGTAAATAGGTATGTGCGACAAAATAATAATTTCGTCAATATAAAATTCTCGGCAACCACTCGGACACTTATTGCCATCATAAAAAACCACCCAGGGGGCAGATGGGGGGCAGGTCCCCCCATCCCCACTCGGGGTACCACTCGGTATAGGTCCCACCTGCGACACACACTACAAGAGCCCAAAAACGCTCCAAAAACGGCATCCTATTGATTTGAAAAAAAGGCTAGGAAACTCCTATCGAATGGATAGGTAAAAAAACGGATTTCTGGGCTTAGATACAACCGAGGGTTGAATATACAACTCTGGGTTGAATTTTTTTGTCAACTTGAGAGGTGCGGAAAACTGGGAAATTTTTGGATAGGTAAAACGGGGAAAATGGGTAAAAAATGGGTAAAAAAGGGGTTCAAACTATACATAATCCGACCAAACTATACATAATCCGACCAAATCCTATCGATTCCTAGTGATCATCCTATCGATTGAATAGGAGAATTTGTATATACAAATGTATATACAAAAGTACACTTTTTTGGTTTTTGTCAACGAAAAAACATGACATAAGGTGGTATATATATATGGTATAAAAAAGGTATTGACAATTGGGGATATATATATATATAATGTATATGTACTTTTGGGGAAGGTTGTGTTATTGCTTTTTTTATGAATCTCCTCCTTTCCTTCCAGTGGTAGCACGACGGTTGGTTCGGGTCCTTTATTTGTAAACCTCATCCGTACTGGACCAGCTTTTTCCCCTTAGGTACTAAATAAAAAGGTAAGACATGGGTCGTATGAAGGTAAAGCGGACATATCAGCAGGTAAGCACGGAATACGAATATAATCCGAAGCTTGAAAACGGGCAACTTTCTGAGGGGGAACTTAATTATGATCCGCGGGATTGTTTTAAGGCGGTACATGAACAGCCGTGGAAGCACGGTGTTATAATTGCGCACCGACGCGCGGGTAAGACGTATGCGGCTATTGCGGAGCTATTAAAAAGGACAATCTCAGCCCCCCCGTTGGCATCTGGACTGCCACAACAAGTGCTGTTCACCTCACCACAATTAGACCAGGCAGTGCAAAATACAATGCCACTGTTCACCACGATTGGAAAAAATTTAATCGCAGATATTAACAAACAGACGTCGACAATAACATTGATAAACGATTCACGGATTATATACTGTGGAGCAAAAACAATCGAAAAGGTTCGTGGGCTGTATTTAACCGGATGGTTATCAGACGAGGTACAAGCGCCAATCGAACGCGCATACTCGGATATTATATATCCAGCTATCGCAGATACAGATGGTTGGTCACTGCGTATTGGTACAGCACGATCGGACGATGACTACTTATTATATAATACATATAAATATTTAAAAGAACATCATGGTGAAGATCCCGAATGGCTATTTTTGAAAATTGGAATAAACGAATCTAATTTATATGATGAAGAGAAATTACAAAAGATAAAAGACGAATTTTGGTTGGCTGGTAAAGCCGCCAGAAAAACAGAATCACAAATTCAACAAGGGTGGAACTGCGAATACGAAGCAGACTTCTCCTTTATAGACGAAGGGAAACCGAACGTGTCAGCAAAATTTTACGTGCCTTTAATGGCTATATTTAATGAAAACAAGTTTATGGATTTTAACGAAATGACTCCGATGGATACACCGCCAGCGCAGACGGCAATTTTAGATATTGGAAGCGGCAACGGTGGTGATTACACGGTGGCTGTGTTTGGGTCGTACACATTACAAAGCGGATCTCAAAACGAATCAGCAGTAGGACAAGTATATATTCGTGACATAAGGTATGACAACAAACGCAATTTAACCGAATGGGCAGATGAATTTAAGGCAAAAGGTATAAAAACTGTGGTTTTACCATTTGATGCCGCCCAAGCGAACAAGGAAACGGGGCTTAATTTGTTTGATTTTTTCTTAAAACGTGGTTTTAAGGTGTTTAAAATTAAAAAATTATTACACAAAGTACAAGAAGAACACGCAGAATGGTTATTAAATCATTGTTATTTGGATTCTTGTTGTATATCTGCATTAAGAGAGCTTGGAAAATTTGAAGAGTGGGCGCCAAAACACAAATTATCACAAGACATAGCAAGCGCAGTATGTTACGCAGGACAGTATTTTCGCAAAGCAGATATAAAAGAGATGCGATTAAATAAAATGTTGGAGTATGAAAAAGCACATCAGAACGAACAGATGTATGAAAATTATGATATGTTAATGCCATATGGGTGCGGAACGTTTTAGTCTTGATTTGTTTGTCGTTTTGTTATATAATATATGTATAAAAAAGGATTGTATATGTCGTATCATTCACATAGTCAAACTCCGGCAATTGTTTCAAGTCCAGCAGCGACAAGTCCAAAGTTCAATTTATCTGGACTTGAAAATGAAGTAAACGCAAGTAAAGCCAGAAAAGGATATTTATCTACATTTTTTGGGAGAACATCTACTGGTACAGCTAATGTGTATAGCATGCGAAGAGACAACACTATGTTGGGCTATGCAAATCGGTATGGCATGCAAAATAAAAGCAATGGTTCTATTTTTTCAAGAAAAGAACAATAGGAGAAGAGTATGGCAAAAGATAAAGTGCCTTCTGTTTCTGATGAAATATTGAATTTACAAGAGCGCGAATCGCAGAAAAAGTTAATTTCGCATTACATGAATCGTTTTCAAGAACTAGAACAATTACAGACGAATTATATTCCGTTGTATCAAGAATTGGCTGTTCTTGGAGACCCGCGTAATGCATATTTTAAAGTGAAACGCGCAAACGGAGACATATCGCAGGTTACCGCAAAGACCGATGATACATTACAAACCTGTTTACCGCTACATGCAGCTGTAATGAATTCTTTGCTCACGCCTGCGGCTTATGTTTGGCACTCTATGAGATTTGCAGATGACGAATTACAAAAAAATTATGGTGCAAAATTAGATGCACAAAATATGTTTATTTACAAAAAGCGTTATTCTTCTCTTTCTAATTTTATTTGTGCAATTAATACTTTATATATGAATAATGCTCTTTATGGTTGGTATGTTTTGGAACTTTCAAAAGATGTGGTACACAAACAAGTCACATATCGCGCGTTACCAATAAGAGAATTTGTTATTGATCAAAACGAACGTGGTTTTGTTGACACATTTTATCGTAAAGTTACATATACATATCGTCAACTTCGTCAGAGATTTAAAGATTATGTGCCAAGATGCGCACAAGAAGCAAATTCAGACAACCCATATGGATGGTTAAGCAAGACGATGGAATTAATTCATGTTGTTGAACCATCTTTAGATCAACCAAACAAATTCGATTCTGTTTATATTGATAAAACAGAAGGGACTATTATACAAAAAACGCTCGAACCCTATTGTAAGTATATTGCGGGGCGAGCAGCAACCTTCTCCAACACCAACGATCCATACGGATTTTCGCCGGTCATGTCGGTTCTGCCAAGCACAAAAAACTTAAATGCAATATCTTTCGACCTGGTGAAGGCAGCCCATCACGCGAGCCGTTTGGATCTGTTGGGTGGAGATGATATCATCAACCCGCGGAACTATCCTGATGTAACATCTATTATTAACGGTGGTATTGATTCTGAAGGACGCCCACAGGTTGCGGTATTATCTCAACGTGATATGCCAACTCTGGATTATATGGTTCAAGGGTGGCAAAAACGTATCAAAGATGCTTTATTTGTTGATATGTTTGCGTCTTTACAAGAAACACAATCTCGCTCTGCTACAGATGCTATGTTAAAAGCAAACGAACGCGCGAATATTATTGCTCCATTAGGGGATCGAGTAGCGCGCGAATTGTTACAACCAATGATTGAACTGGAATTAAAAATGTATGCTGAGATGCACGCATTACCAGAATTTTCAGAAGATGTTTCTGGCGCCACATTTGATATTGTGTTGGACAATCCGATGATGCGTGGTCAGAGGCTTGATTCGGCAAACGCTGTAGCTAACATGGCTGCAACATTAATGAACGTATACCAATTAGATACTGAATTTAATATTGACCGCACTTGTGATTATTTGGCATCTTCATATAACATACCGTTGGCAATATTAAATACAGCTGATGAAAAACAAGCAATAATTCAACAAAAACAAGAACAGGCTGAGATGCAGACACTTGCCGAAAACGCATCCGGTATTGGCTCTGCTATTAAAAATCTTAGCACACCAGCGCAAAAATAAGGCTTGAAATGAAAAACAGAAAAAACTATATAATGTCTGAAAAGGTGGAAGTGTGGTTAAAACACGCACCTATGCCAGACGTAGCCACCTGGCTTCGTAGTTTGTATATTGACAACGTTTTACTTGTTGGGGACAACAGCGAAAATCGTTGGGCAGAATATGGAAAAAAGCTAATGGTGGATTTAATTTTGGGGATACAGCGTGATCTAAAAACGCCGGCTCCAAAAAACACTCCCGTTTCTGACGGAAGTGAATTACTAGGGGTTTTATACCCAGAAAACGAACATACTAATTAAGGAGTAAAAGTATGGTAGATGAAACAAACAACACAAATTGGTACGATGGTTTAAACATCGAAGATGAAAACATAGGTGTAATTCAAAAAAAAGGTTGGAGCGATGCGAATAGTATTATCAAAAGTTATAGAGAACTTGAAAAATTTAGTGGTCGGGATAAAAACGATTTTATCGAAATCCCAAAAGAAGAAGACGGAGACTGGTCCGCAGTGTACTCGCGTTTGGGCAGGCCCGACAAAGCGGAAGATTACGAACTCCAAGACACGGACTTTGCCAAAGCGGCAAAAGAAGTCTTGTTTAAAGAAGGTATCACCAAAAAGCAAGCAAAAGCATTAGAAAAATGGATTGACGAATATAGTCAATCTCAAGCTAAGGCTACTGAAGAAAAAATTGCGGCAGAAGCAGAGGCAAGAGGAAAAGCATCTGTAGAAGCATTAAAAAAGGCTTGGGGCGCAGACTTCGATAAAAACATTGCTATAAGCAAAAACACAGCAAAAGATTTAAATATTACAGATGAAGAATTAAATGCTGTGGAATCTATTCTTGGAGCAGAACGCTTTGGTAAGATATTGCTTGGTTTGTCAAAACCATCTGATTCTAACCAGCCGTTGACCGGATATAAGACGGGTGGGTCTGAGACAAAAGAAATGGCAAAACTTCGTATTGAAGAGTTAAAATCTGATCCAGAATTTATGAAAAAATTTTCGTCTGGCGACGAAAAATCAGTACAAGAACTGTTGCGTTTAGCAGCAATAACAGCACAAGGAAATTAAAATGACACAAATGTTAGGAAAACAAAAATTTTATTTTATACCAGATGTTGGTTCAGATGAATTGCGTATTAAACATGATTATGTTTTGGCAACAGAATTTGACCCAAAAGATGCGACATTTAAAGTACGCTTTTTAAACGGCGATGCGGTTCAAATGTTTGCCGTTAGTGATACAGAAGAAGAAATAAAAGCCGCTTTTGATAAATTTCAAGAATATCGTAAAATATACAATGAATGCATTGAAAAATATTTGCCAATTCAAAATGAATTACAAGGAAAATATAAAGAAATGTATGGTGAATTTGTTGATGATGAATTTTTGAAAATAATCAACGACCGTCATAACGTCAACAAGGTTGTTGCAGAAAAAGAAGCAGCTAACGAAAATGCAGCTCGATAAATTATACAATAAAGGCGCCTATATTCAAAATGGGCGCTTCAATCATATTTTTATGGGTTCTCAGTTGGAAGTGTTGAAGTTGACGCAACACAAATACGACAGACACGATCTTGCTGAAGCATATCGCTTTATTGCAGATGTGATTGAGTATGGGGATTTTCCATGGCCTGGAAAATTTCCCTTGAAAAAAACTGAAGAATCTGTTAAAATAACAGCAAATAAAAACAAAGGAAAATAGTCGCCCTTTGTTTTTGTGCCACAACCTCAATAGTGATTCGTAGGCAGCGGCGGCTACCGAAAAATTCCGAGGCGGCAAAGCATTAAGAAGAAGCGTAGGCGGGATTCGCAATCTCATAACCAACGTGTAATTCTAGCGATTGGAAAACTTTTTAAAATGGAGCTTAAAAAATGGCAATGGCTGATATTAATTTAAGTACCATCTCAGCACAGTTTTCTACGCTGGTTGGTGCTTTGGCACAACAGGCTACGTCTAAAACAGCCGGTTCTACAACTTTTAGAACAGGTTTGACTGGTCGTGTACCTCAAATTATTACATACGTAAATAAAGTTACTTTACGTACAATCACAGACTTAACAACCCCACGTGCTACAGTAGCACAAACCCCAGAAGCAGATACTCGTTATTTGCCTTCTCCTGTTGAAAAACGTGCAACGTTTATCTTCACTGAAGAATCAACATTGTTGCGTTTGATCGACATGAAAGCTGGGTGGGTAACAGAAACAAATAAAGCGTTCCAACGCGAAAAAGATATTATGTTCGTTAAAGCTTTCTTGGGCAATGCGATCACATCTTTGAGCTGGACAGACGCTACTGTTTCTACTCCGGGTCAAATCACAATGCCAACAACATTTGTTGCGTTGCCAGCTGGTAATACAATTACTGCTATTGCAACAGATACAATCACTGGTTTGTTGAAACAAGTGTTGAAATTCTTCGAAGCAAATGACGTTGATTGGCGTGCTTTGGGTCTTCGTGCGTACCACAATTCTAAGTTTGCTGAATTGTTACGTAATGATGCAGAATGGTATACTTGGAACACATCTGGTTCTACGCCAAATGCGACAGGTGAATTGAAATCCTACTTGGGCTTCGACTTCATCCAATTGTCTGAAATTGACGTTTTGAACGCAACAAATGGTGCTGCGGACAAAGTGTTGATTGCTGCGGGTCAACCGATTTGTACAGGTATCTGGAAAGACTTCAATACCACAATTTCTGTCCGTCACGACTTAGATGACGCATATCAAGTTAATTCTTATATGTTGTTATCTTCTGCTCGTTTGAACGAATGGCAAGTATGTGTGTTGGATATTTCTGCACTGTAATATTACTACCCCCCCCGCCAAGTGGTGGGGGGGCAGATGTTAAATAAAAGGAGAATCTATGCCTATTAATCTTTTATCGTATACTGATATTGCGAATATGGCGATTGATTGGTGCGGAGGTTCTCTATCTATAGACAGTATAGATAATCAGAACAACCCAGACGCCATTGTGTGTAAGAGAAATTTACCAATGGCTGTAAAGTCTGAGTTGGATAAATTCGAATGGACGTTTGCGCGTAAAAAGACGCCAGCTATTCCAGACGAAACTGAAGAAAATCAAATTCCAGGTTATTATTGTTATTATTTACCAGACGATTTTTCGCGTTTGTCTATGTATATGATGTTTACACGCAATGGGTATAAATTACCTGTTGATGAATATAGACCAACACCGTCATATTTGGTTGAAAATAATCGTTTGTATTTTTTATATCCTGTAAAAACAATATATTATAATTCTAATCAAGTTGATATTATTGAATGGCCATCGTTATTTTGTGATGTTGTTGCTTTAAATCTTGCTCAGCGTATAGTTGGTAAAATCAAGGGTTTAGATGCTGATATTTCATTTTTTGAATCTTTATACAAACAAAAATTAAAAGATGCTAGAAAAGCAGATATGATAACTTTAGAAGCCACGCAGGGTGGTGAATCTATTTTGCAATTGAATAGGATTGTACCATAATGTCAGATAAATTAAAAGCGGATATTTTAAGCGCGTTCAATGGTGGAGAGTTAACACCAGACCTTGCTGGTCGTGTTGATAAAGAAGAGTTGAAATTTGGTACAAGATACGTATCAAATTTTATGCCAACACATCAAGGCGGGTTGAAAAAATGGTATGGAACATCTAAAATTGCATCTCTTCCAATAAACACAGCAAGTGGTTATAAAATGGTACCATTTAATGGCGCTTCGTGTCCATTGGCACTATTATTTTGTAATGGTAACGTATATGCGGTTTCAGAAGGTGAAGTGTATCAACAAAGTTTTTATGTTAATCAAGATCAACTTGTTGATTTGTCATATTTACAAATCAACGATATAATATATTTTACAAGTCCAACATCTGGTATTTTTAAAATACAATATTATGGTATGGTTAATGGTCATCATAAATTTATATTATATAATTGTAATATGAAAGAAGAACCATTTTTCCCGTATTCTTGGGATGGAAATTATAATAAAACAGTACAAACAGATGGATATAATGGCGTTGTAAATGTTACAGCCACAAGTTCTGTTTCTGGATATAGACTAAAGTTGCCATTTCGTATACAGAATGTTGGGTCAGAGCAAAACATTCTTTTTCAATCTGATCCTAACAAAGCCATAAATAGAGGGCATTATATTCTGAAAGGAAATAGTGTATTGTATTTAGATTCTAGAAATTCTTATACTATAGGAGACACAATAATAAGTTTGATTAGAATCAGGGGTGGAATAGAGTCTACTGTTTTTTCTTCATATATTGGGGTTGTAAAAGAAATAGACGAACTTGTTAGCATTGTTGACTTGCATCTTACGCCAGATAATTATCATTATGATTGTGCTGCTTTAAAGGTTGTTTCTGAATCGCAAATAATACAAGCGTTTTCTTCTGTTAACGCAACAGCGATAGAAGACGGTTATTTATATTTTTCTTCTGAGCCAAGTGGTCATCAAGGTGGAGATTATTATGAGATAAGGCTTGAACAAGATGCTTCTGCTGCCGTTGATCCAACATACCCAGAAGGAAACACAGTATTTGGTTACACCACGTATAATAACGCGCCAGCTTATGTGGTTAATGGAGAACAGTCAGAGTTGGTTGTTGATACACATAGTTTTGATTCAACAAATATTATAGGAAGAAAATTAAGGTTTCATGTACCAACAGATGTCGTTGTTGATCCTTGGGCACAAAATATAACAGTTGAAAAAAACAAAGTTTATTATTCGGATGGAAATTATTATATTGCGCGTTTAGATTCCGCTACAGCAACGACCGGCACAATTCAACCAATTCATAGAAGTGGCATTAGATCTGATGGTGCAGTTAATTTTGAATATTTTCATAGTGGATATGGAATAGCTACAGTTATATCCGTTGTGGATTCAACACATATGACGTTAACCGTAGATGGTGCTTTACCTGTTCTTGATATAAGTAGCGAAACATATGATTGGGATATGTATCAATGGTCTATGTGGGGTTATAATAATCGTTATCCATCTAAAGTATTTACTTATGCTAATCGTCTTGGTTTTACTTTGGATACTGACGGATACGGATCGTGGTTACAAATGTCGTGCTCGGACGATTATGAAAACTTTTCAACAGAAGAATATGGTCGACAATTGGATACCAGTGGAATAAATATTATGATAACTGGTCATTCGGACAATCGTATTAATTGGGTTTTGTCTGGGTATCGGTTATATATGGGTTCATCCGTTGGTGAATATAATGTTGAAGGTGATAAATCTTCTGGTTCTTTTAGCCCTACAAATGTAAGAACGTTGCCCGTATCGAATATGGGTGGGGCAAATGTAGATGCTGTAAAATATAAAGATATGAATTTGTTTGTTGGGTCTTCTGGAGAAGAACTGTATAGGCTTACTTATGATTATTCTTCTGATGATTATGTTCCAGACGATTTGTCTGCTGTAAGCGAAAATCTTTTTGCTGACGGCATATCAAAAATGCATATTTTGCCAGTAAAAGAACGTAATTTATATTTTTTAACAAATAATAAATTATTACGTTTATGTAATATGCAAGAAGAGATAAAGACAATGGGTTGTTATCGTGTTGATTTATCTGGCGATGTTCTTGAATTTACAATAAGCACATCTGGGGTTAATTCTTTAGGTTTTGTGTTTATAAAACGCGATGATGTTTATACTATAGAAAAGATAAATTCTGATTATCCAACATATATGTTATCAACAAGAACAGTTGTTACAAATGAAGAAGACCCAGAAATTGCTTCTACAATAACAGATACAGAATTGGCAAACAAAGAAATATTTGTTAAGAATTATGAAACTGGTGCGTTTTATCATACCGTCGTTGGAGTTGACGGGACGTTTTCAAACCGTTTTCACACACGTGCGTTGGCATATGGACTACCATTAGTGTCTGAAGTTCACACGTTACCGCCATATAATCAAAATAATAAGCTTGAAGGATTACAACAAAAAGCCGTTAAATTTAATATACGTTTGTTGGATTCTGGTGAATTTGAATACGGTTCAAGCAATGATTTTGACAAATGGTATGAATATCACAACTGGAACACACAGGCAGGGCAGGAATACAATGCTCCTCACAAATTGATGTCTGGGGATTTACAGTTGCCCGCTCCTTTTGGGTATATGCAATCTAATAATAAAGCGGACGGCAAATATCCAAACACAACAGGCGTATCTTTAAACATACGTTCTTCTTCACCAGAGCCGTTTAATTTATTAATGGTAAGTAATTTATATGTATAAATATGAAAATTCGACTTTTGAAGAATTTGAAGAATTGTGTAATAATTGTTTTGAAGGTCCAATATCTTCAAAAGAAGATTATGATGGGTATATTTTTGATAAATTTACATTTAATAACAAACCATTAGTAATTAGTGGGAGAGTTGTTGTAGAAGATTTAAACACACACGAAAAACAGTTTTATATGTGTTTTGCTATATCTAAAGACATAATAAATCATAAGCGTGCTATACTAATTATGGGTAAAGATTATTTTAATTATATGAACGCTTGTTTGCCATTAAGAGTTATAGTTGAACACAATAATGACGTTTTTAAAAAATTTGCAGAACATTTTGGGTTTAAATGCACAAATTTTGTTGAAAAAAACGAAAAATCTGGTATAATATATGACGTATATATAAGGAGTTAGATGTGTCTACTGCTGCAATTTTTATGACAGCTGCTATCGCCACAAAAGCCGCAAGTGACGTTTCTGAATCTATTAATAATTATGGCGAAGCGAAGCGTTTAGAAAAAATAAATGAATATAATGCCGCTGTTTTAGACGAAAAGAAAAAGTCATTAAATTATGAAGAAGCTATGAATATGACACTTCGTAGACTTAATGCTTATTCTGAAATTGGTGCTGCAAAAAACTTAATGAGTTCTCGTGGCAATATTGGCACATCTGCAGATTCTGCTACAATAAACGCGTATTTAAATTTAGCTGGTGATTTGTCTACAATGTCTTTTAATTATGAAAATAAACGTGCCGATATTGAAACAGAAAAAAGAAATTATTTATATCAAGCCGGCATTGCTAGAGCACAAAAAAAATCTGCTATTATGGGTGGTATTTTAAATACAACAGGTGGCATACTTTCTAGTATTGCAATTGGTTATAGTTCTGGTATTTTTGGTGATTCAAAAAAGACACCAAGTGCCCCAAAAAGCGGAGGTAAATAATGGCAGAGATATACAAACAACAAATTGAAGCAAACGCGTTAGATGGCGCCATGTTAAGGCAACCACAGTATAGAGATTATTTTACACAAGGACTTGGAAACGTTTCAGAGGGTTTTAAAAAACTTGGTGAATATTTTCAATATCGTGACGATAAAGAACTTGCTTCAAAGATGGCTCTTGTGGCTAAAGAGGTTGACGCAGACCTTGTTCACTGGGAAGATTTTAGTGCGGAGGGAGTAGATAAGTTTATGGCAAAGTCTATGGACAAATATGACAACGCTATGGCTAATTCTCCATACGATGCACAAAACAGATTTAACACATATAATCCAGAAGCAAGAAATATTTTTGAATTAAAAACAAAAGAAGATTTTTTAAAAAAAGCAAATGAATTTATTTTTGAAGAAACAAAACGTGATTTTAATGTAATAGCAAATGATGTTTCTGAAATAAAAGACCCTAAAAAACTTAAAGTTGCTATGTTAACCGCATTAGATAAGGTTAACGAGAACAAAAGCGGAATGTTATACATTAGTCAACTTGGAGAGTTAACGGATAGTCTTGGGCACAAGATGTCTGCTCAATCAATAGGACAAGCAATTATAGATGGGCGTGCTGGTGACGCTGAAACTTTATTGGGCGATAAAGTTTTTACAAAATTTCTTGGTCCAGAAGAAGTTTTGGGTTTTAAGGTTCGTATTCAAAATCTTAAAGAAAGTCAAGCAAAAGACGCAAAGGTTGGTTCTGGTTATAAAGATCTTACTAACTTCTTAATTGCGCTTCGTGATGGTATGTATGCTATGTATGGACCAAACGAAAACATTGATGCTACAATGAACAGAATAACAGAAGAGTTAAGAAGCGGTAAATCTTTGGGTGACCAAATTGTTTTAGAGTGGGTTGATGGTGTTGGTGTTCCACTTAAAGACCTTGTTGAAAAGCTTGGTATGGGTACAGAATCTTTAAATTATTGGGATAGTGCTCCGATGACACCAAAACAGTTGGCGATTAATGAATACGAAAAGGTTGTTGAGCCGGCATTGCCAATGGAATATAAGCGCAGACGCAGTTATTTGGCTGAATCATTTACGCGTGGTTTAGAAAATTATTTAGTAGAAGACAGCGAAGGTAAAAAAACCATTTATGATTTTACTAATATAAACAATAATGATTTGCGTGATAAATTAAAAGATGCTGAAGAGTTGCAATGGTATAGAATTGGTTTAGACAACAATGTATTAAAGCAACTTGATTCGTTTTTAAACGCCGTGGATGCAATAAAGGCAGAAGCTGGCAAGGCAGCGTCTATTGAATTAGACCCAATTCAACAAAACATGGCTGGTTTTACTGCTGGAAAAACGTTTTACGGTGGGGGTAATTTGACCGAAGCAATGATTAGTGCGGCTCAAAATGGAGAAGAAAAACCGTCTGTTATAAATGGTATTATGAAAAATTCTGTTGATTTAAATAAAAGAGAGCAGAATAAAGAAGCAGCAAAGGCTTATATGTCTCTTGGTTTGGAACAAAGTGTATCTGGAAAGCTTGATGCTGTAGAAAAACTTGGGAAGGCTTTAAGCAGCAAAGATTTAGCACCAACCAGAAGCAACCTCCCATATTTTGATGATGGCGGACAAGTATTGTCAAACTCTATTGCTGCGGCTGCGGGCAGATTAATGGTGTCTCTGGGAGAGGTTGATAAAGATGGTGATTTGGTTGTTCCAAAAGCAAACACATATCGTTTTATGACGTATGCTATACCAATTGTTTTAGGGTATATATCCGTTAAGGGCAACGAAGAAGATATTAAAAACACTGGAATAAAACCAGGGGTTATTAATGATGAAAGTGTTGTAGATTTAATTTTAAAATTACAAAACAAATATAATTATAGTTTAGATGATTCTGTTAATTCTTATAGCACAACTGGTGCGTTTAGGGATCAACTTGGACCATCTGCTCCAGAAATTTATGGTATACAAAATTCTGACATATATAATATGTTAATGGACACATATAGTCTTGCTAAAGAAGATGGACTTATTCTTCAAAACGCACAACCAGATGTTGACGCTATGATAAATATCGCATTCGCTTTGAATAATATAGCAAAAGATGCAAAACCATTAACATATGTTCCCGCAAAGGATAGTGGTGCTCAAAAACGTTTAAATTATAAAACAAAAGCTATGCGACAATATAAAAGTTTAACTAAAAAGGGGTAACAGATGAATGATTTTGATGATATTCAGCAAAAGGCACAAGATTTAACCGCTAGTGTTACAGATAATAGTCCTGCGCAACCTGCTCCCACTATACCAAAACAAAATAACACAAAGGATGAATCTTTTACGTATTCTGGTTTTGGTGAAAAAGAAGAAGAAAAGACAAAAGGAGCCGGTGGTGTTACTGTTGTTGATGGTAACCAGCAGTTTGCTGTACCATACACCGGTGGTGGTTCTTATCCTGGTGCGGTATTATATGGTGCTGAACAAAATCAAGACAACAAAATTGTTACATTAAAATCAAAATATACCCCTGTAGAGCCATATACTGTTCAGATTGGTAATATGACAGGTAAGGTTGACACCCTTAATATGCGTAAAGCTGCGTATGAACTTGCTGCACTATTTACACCTCGTGGTGCAGATATGCGTCGCTGGTATGGTTACGATATGGAAATGGAACCAGCTGAAGAAAACTTTTTAGAAGGATTTGGAAGAAATTTGGTTAATGTTTTACCAGCCATCGCAATAACATCAGTTGGCGAAGTTGCGTCTTGGAAACCATCTTTATATAGTGCGTATGGTGAGCTTACAAACAACGATGCTATGATTAAACTTGGCAACGATATGTTGGAGGCTGTCAGAGACCAAACAGAAAACACATTATCTAAGTATACTTTTGATTACGGAGAAATGGGTGATAACAGCGGTCAAAACAAAACTGGTGCCGTTGTGGGTAGTTTGGTTCCAACTATGTTGTTGTCTTTAACGACTGGCTTAGGTGGCGCAGCAACGTTTACCGCAGTTGAATCATTATCTAATGCGTATGAAGCTAGATATGCCGCGTATGACAGGGGCATTTCTGGTATAGGAGGACTAGGCGTTGCTTTGGCTGCCGGTGGAATTACAGCAGCACTTGGTATAGCCCCACGATTTGCAGAAAGACCATTAAAGAATTTATTTGCACCAAGCATTGGGTGGGCTAGAGCTGTAAAAGAAGCACCAAAAGAATTTATTAAACAAGCAGCAAAAAAGAATTTTGTCGTTGGGTCTATTGACGCTTTAGGTGAAGCAGGACAAGACCTTACAACAGCAATGCTTGGTAAAGGTGAAATTGAAGGCGAGGACTGGAATTACGCGTGGAGAACGGTTGTATTTGGTACGCTCATTGGCGGATTTGCCGCTGCAATAAAGACCAAAGCAGATAAGAAAAGCCAAGAATATTATAATCAATTAATTGAAGATATTTATAAACAATATAAACCGTTCTTTGATTCTGCTGTCAACGACCCAAAAAGTGGAATAACACAAGAAGTTGTTGATACTTGGTTTGAGTTTTTGAGAAATGGCAATACTCGCGAAGGGTTTGTTGAATATTTATATAACAAGATGGCAGAGAACTCAGACAAGTTTGATACTATGCCAGACGAATTTAAACAACGTTTGCGGGAGATAATAAAAGCTGGCAATGGCGCAACACCTTTAGCTAATGAAATGAACACCCTAGACGCTAACATTGATAATATGTTGGACAACGTAGAGGGTCTTGGTGATATTCCAAAGGAAATGGTAAGACAGTTTGTGCGTGGTGTTGCTCTA